CTCCTCATATCTTTGCATAAAATTAGCTTTGATTGCTGAAATTTCGCAAAGTTTTGATTGGATCGTTATTAATTCCTGAAATAAATCTTTATCGTTAGAAATAACTCTATTAGATAAATTAGATAATTTTGCTAGATCCTTTTCGGCTTGTACCATTTCAGGATCAGTCGCTTTGTAATTTTTCATAATGAACCTGTTGTTAATTTTACTTGACCAACTGTATTACCATTAATATCTCTTAGTCTTGTTTCAAGTTCCCAAGAGGTATCAGGATCAATTACAGATTCAATAGCATTGGCATAAGATTTTAAAATTCGAGAAATCTCTGAACCTAAATTCTCATCAGCAAATGCTGCATTATCTGTATTTATTGAAATGTTTAAAGTAGTCATAAATTTATAGAAATAAAGAATAAAAAGTAAAAGGAGAGCTTATTGCTCTCCAAGTACCATGTCTGCTGCTTTACTGGCATGAGCTAAACTTTTGAAAAGTAACTTAGGTTCACTCTTTAACATTGGTGACCATGCTGCTAAATATGCTGCATGATTTTGAATGTCTATGTTGCTTATTTCTAAGCGATGAGCCAAAAGACAGCATCCTACCTCAGCCACCAATTCTTCGGCATTATAAGAAAGTTGCCTATTTAACCTTTTTTTGTGGAGCGTTGAATGTATAGCTTCATGTCCATAGGTCATAATATAGGATTCGTCATTTTTAAAATTGTATCTCCGAGGGATTACAATCTCATCACTTGATGGCCTGTAATAAGCTCTATCTCCTCCTTTTATAGTGTTAACTTGATTTTCCCATTGGAATAATCTATCGTGAGCTTCTTTTAATTTCTCATCAAGTGGTCTAGGTTTTGAAGTTAACACCGCCTTATCAATTAATTCTGATAATTTAGTTTCAGCCTTCTCATCCATCCCTCTAATATCAGCTACGTTAAAAACTGGGATAGCTTTATAACTCATAAACTGACCATACTGGGATTCTCCTTTTTCATCCTTTTCTTTAAGTTCAAACGATCTTTGGATCGGTTGTAAGACTCTCGCACTTGATGACCCTTTCTTTGGTAAGCATCCGATTGAACGGGCTTGTCCACCTCCTATAAATAGAGGTAAATGCCAATGATTGCTTAATGCTGATTTAATACAGAGTAAAGCAGGATTTGAACCCTGATAATTTTTCCCTGTTAATAAATTTCTAAAGCCACCCTTACAACTCCATTCTTTTCTCCACGGATTAACTCCATTCTCTAAAGCCTTAATTAAATCATTCACAATGACTTCTTCAGGTTTAGGATAAGTTTTTTTGCCATTCATTCGGCCATTCATTACAGTCATAATTTTTACAGGATAAGTGAAAATTTTTTACAGGAAAAAAGGGGAAAATTAATTCCCCTGAAAAATTTTGATAGAGCCATAAGGTTCTACGACTTCTTCAAACATTAAGTCAAAATCTTTTTTTGATTCTGGTCTTAATCTTTTATAAGATGTCCTTTTTGTGTTCCTGATGCTTTGAAGCATCAAGTCAAGTTGAGAGTCAGTAAGTTTAAAGACTCTCATTTGTTTTACTTGACTCATTTTTTAAACCTCCAATAATTCATCTAGATATGATTGCTCAACTGTTCGAGCGTTTACACTCCCCAACCATTGAGTAATATGTTTTGAAGTTGTTCGGCTCCATTTTTGAGAAGTCCGAACATAATCAAAATTTAATAATCTAGCGGCCACAGGTGTTTCATAGGATAGAAACACCTGAACTCCATTTTTAAGAGTTAGGAGCGTTTTATTTGCTCCTAAAGATCTAATTCTCATTTTTGTTAAGCTCCTTAGTTTCTGGATCGTAATTAATTTTTTTTTCTAGCTTTGGGAATAACTCGAAAGTTGATCCCCAATTACAGCCAGCGAAATAGATTTCAAATTCTTCTTCAGACATTTAGAAAAGCTCCAATTAATCTTCTTAAGAATGATCTTTTCTTAATTACTTTGAAACTTACAGGGATAACAAGTTGTTGAGCTTCAGATTTAGCAGGTTTTAATATGCTGTATTTTGGTAGCTCAACAGCCTTAACAACTTCTACTCTGTGATGGAATTTTGTTCGAGCGTTTAACTGTTCAGCAACTTTTAAGGCTGCTTTCTGGTCTCTACGTTCTCCAACTAAATTCCATTTAGGAGACATTCCGTTGTCATAATCTAACCCGTTGTATTGGGTGATTGCATAGGCGTAAGTCATAATTTTTAAATTAACTTTTGGGTAAGTGAAAATAGATAAAAAGTAAATACCTTTTATCTGTTAAGCAGTAGCAGGGCTTTGGAGTGATGTTTGGAAGGAAAGAAGAAGACCAACCGAAGTTAAGGCCTGTTCGATTCCCTTATGTCCTCTGAGTACTACGGCTTAAGAGATAAAAGGAAAGTATTGCGGTGTTTTCATATCTGTGAAACCCTGCCGAGAAAATCAGTTTCTATTTCCTTCTTTAGCACCTTCCTGATCTATGGCTTCAGGTTGTTCAGTCGGTTGGCTTTTCGTCTCAGTCTGTGGTAGAAATGCGAGAGCCGACAGGATCTAAAAAATTATTTATACATTAAATATAGCATCACTTTTACTACATGATGCAAGGATATCATCAATCTTAACAATTTTGTAACAATTGGAAACTCCCTCCAGAATCGCTTCAGGCAGGTCAAATTTCTTGAGGTACTATAGCACCAAAGCGACAGCAGAGAGCTATCAGAGAGCCGCACAGAGCCGTTTCAGGCCATATGGGGGAGGGTTGCAGAAAAATTTTATTTATATACCCTGCCGGGTACCATCAATATATATCCCAGATCTTTGTTACTAATATATGTGTACTACTGCTGTTCTACTTTTATGGACAGTTGAGGTGCCTGGATGTTTACTGTCTCTACAGACTCACCTATAACTTTGCCTAAAGAATCTAAAATTTGTGCTGCTGTCTGTAATTGACCTTTTGAAATTGCTTTATTAAATAATCTTACTCTCATCGCTTGAAGTCTTGGAAGCATAGTTTCTCTATCTTTATCCCAATCTTCATTATTCCATTGCTTAACTCGGCTCCAATCGCTCCAAGCTGAAGTTTCTGCAATGCCTTCAATCTTTGCGTGTTCCAAAACTAGCTGTCTTGTTGTCTTGCCTTCTAGCTGTCTTGAATATAATCTTTGACTTCTAGCCTGGATATGCTCTTTTGTATTGCAAGCAAACTTAGAACGTCTTTTTTTCTTCTCTACTTGTTGATCTTTAAAATCTTCTGGAACGAAACCAGATAAAATAGATTCAGCCACGGACTCAATCAGATAAGGTATTAATTGAATGATAACCTAGAAATTGCAAATTAGGCTATAACTAGGGGGTATTAGTTGAAAAATTTGTTAATTATTAGTGTATGGCAGTAAAAAACGGACCAGAAATCAATTTAAGGTATGCCCAGGGGCAAGTTTTCAATAGTGAGAAGCGATTTCGGATATTAGTAGCAGGTCGAAGGTTTGGAAAATCTTATTTAAGCTGTATCGAACTACTTCGTGGTGCGATTAACAGACCAGGGGAAGTTTATTTCTATTGTGCACCGACATATCGGATGGCAAAAGACATTGCGTGGAAGGAGTTGAAGAAATTAGTACCGAAAGTATGGGTTGCGGCCAAAAATGAGACAGATTTGAGACTAGATCTGATTAA